ATCCGACAAAGGCGGTTCAAGTTGTGAAACATGAACATCGTCCCGCCGAAACCGTGAAGATGGATGGCCAGGCACAGACCGAATATTTGAGAAAAAATTGGTCCAGCGTGGTTTTGTGGAATCTGGATCACCCCGCACACAAGCAACTCAGCCTGCGGGCCATCAACAGTATGACCGGTGCGTCGCTGCACCAGTTCGCGTGGCTGCTGAACGAGGAAATCGGCGAGCTCCCGCCCGAATTCAATCATCTCGTTGGCGTCCAGCCACAGAATCCGACCGCAAAAATCGCGCACCTGACTTTGGGTGTACCGAGCATGCCCGGTTACGAGAACAGCGAGTTTGCCGAAGAATGGCTGGCCGAACTTCAAAACGCGCATTGATTCTGGGCGGGGCGAATACGCTCCTCGACGATCAGGCCGCAGCGCTCGCTCTGTTTGAGCCGGATTGCATCATCGCCTGCAACAATGCTGGGCGCGTCACAACGCTACGGCTAGACGGATGGGCAACAATGCACCCTGACATCCGCGATAGACTCTGGATACCGGCGCGGCGCAAGAAGGGCCTGCCTGATGCTGGGCAGCTCTGGCATCCGCGGCATCGTGGAAAGTGGCCCGGTAGTATTCCGATCGAGAGCTGGGGCGGAAGCAGCGGCATGCTCTGCATCGCCGTGGCCTTTGAACTGGAATGCACACATATTGTGCTCGCCGGCGTGCCTATGGTGAAGCTGAATAACCATTTCGATGATCCGAAACCGTGGTTCGAATGCAGGCAATATCACTCGGTTTGGAAGAAGCTTCAACCCAAATTACAAGGGCGTGTGAAGTCTCTTTCAGGGTGGACCAAGGATTTGCTTGGTGAGCCGACAGAGGAATGGCTCAACAACGAAACGGCCTGATTCCCAAGTGCTTCAAAAAAGCGCGGCGGCGCCAAATTTTTCAGGGATGATCGTTTTTCTCTCACAGGCCCGCGATGTGCTAGTTCTGTCTATGCTTTCTGGTGAGTCCTGAGCAATCTGGCATAGCTCTGCTATCCCCGCGCGATCGGCACGATTTGGCCTCTCATTGCGCGGTGGCAGAGCCAGCCAGATAACATGCTTTCCGGAGCCGTCCGTCGCATGACTGGCCTTGCGGTCGATGGAGGCGCCACAAGTCGCGGGTTTTTTTATCGAGGTATCTCCACCTCGCTCGGCCCGGCATCCCGCTTTCGCTCTACCGTGGGCTATGACCGAATCCCAACGCTGACCCATCTCACTACGGCGGCGTACTGACCCGCTGGGGACGCTATCCCCATTTCTACGTAGCCAGCTTCAATTTTTGGATGGATCGCGCAGATTAAAGCATTCACGCTTGCTTTCTTCCCGAGTCGTGCGCTATAGAGACTGCGCTTAACAGCAGGGCCGTCTGGAAATCCTTCTTCCGGGCGGCCCTTTCTTTTTGTCCAGAAGCGCCGCACTGTCAAACCGAAAGATTTCGCGCTATCAAAATGGCGTAAACGGGGGCGAAGTGAATGGCGACACAGACACAGCTTGACCGGCTTGAAGCGCTGATTGTGAAGATGGAGGCCAGCGTTCGCCGGGCTTTCCGCGAATTCATCCGCATGGTGAACTCCGAAGAGGCGGCGAAGCGCATTGCCGATCTGATCGAACGCGGCGATATCAACGGCGCCATGGCCATTGTCGACAGCCATGTCGAGCGCTTCGCCAATGTCCTGCCTTTGATCCAGCAGCAAGTCGGCATCGCCACGGCTGCCGAACTGGCGACTACGGCAAGCGAATTCGTGCTGGCGATCAATTTTGACCCAAGCTTTCCGCGAGCTGCCACCATGGCACGCGGCAACCGCCTCCACTTCATCCGGGATTTCACGACCGAACAGCGCCAGGCAACACGCCTTGCTATTGCCAACGCGTTTGAAGATGGGGCCGGCACCTTTGAGACAGCACGCGCCTTTCGCGCATCGATCGGGCTGAATTCGCAGCAGGTCGCATGGGCGCGCAGCTTCGAGCAACGCCTGCGCGAACTGGATTCGCGTGCGCTGCAGATGGATCTGCGCGACAGACGGTATGACCGGGCCATTCGCCGTGCCATCCGTGTGCAGAAGCCGTTGGGGCAGGAACAGATCCAGTCGATGGTGGAGCGCTACCGTGCCCGCGCACTGCAATACCGCTCGGAAGTCATTGCTCGCACCGAAGCCGGGCGTGCGGCTTCCCAGGCCAGGCACGAATCCTTGCTGCAGATGACGGAACAGACTGGCATGGATCCGCGCCGCGTTATCAGGGTCTGGCATTCAACCCGCGATAATCGGGTTCGGGACTGGCACGCATCGATGGAAGGTCAGCGTGTCGGCATTGAAGAGAAGTTCATAGATGGCAACGGCAATCATTTGCGCTTCCCGCATGATGAGGATGCGCCAGCAGAAACAACAGTAAATTGCCGCTGCACAACCACTATGGAATTCAAGCCTCCGCTCAATTACTAGAGAAACTGGCGCGTCGTTTATATTCTAGATTACAGTAATTGCGCGTTGAGCGCGTTGTTTAGTCGCAAGTCTTGTTGAATTAACCATAATGCATTATTCATGCTCTCATTCAAACGGGGACGGGGGCATTCCTTGACGGGCGAAATACACAGCGCTGAATTCGTGAAAGCATCGGTCGCAAAGGTCGATGATGGTCTTGGTCTTGTATTTGGCTGGGCGATCATCTGCACCGAGAAGGGCATTCCCCATTTCGATTTGCAGGGCGACCATATTCCCGAAACCGTGATGCTCGATGGTGTCACCGACTTCATGAAACATGCACGTGTCGCGAAAGACATGCACACCGGCGATCAGATCGGTGCCATCGTTCACTCGATGCCGCTGACCAAGGAAATCGCCGACGCTTTCGACATCGCGACACAAAAAACGGGATGGATGGTCGCCATGGCACCTGACAGTTCCGAAATCCTGAAACAGTTCCGCGACGGAGACAGGACCGGTTTCAGTATCGGTGGCGGCTGCACTTATGAACTGGAGGAGGCGGCCTGATGCCTGTCATCGACGGAAAGGTGCATCGCGCCACCTACACCAGCCTGAAATTGCGTGAGCTTTCGAGCGTGGACCGCCCAGCCCAGGCCGGCGCCAAGGCGGTCATCATGAAGCGTGATTACAGCGCCGATGAACGCGAAAACATGGCGGAAGCCGGCCAGGCAATGGAAGACGGATCTTTCCCGATCAAGGACAAGGCCGATCTCAAGAACGCGATACAGTCTATTGGCCGGGCATCAGATCCAGCCAAAGCCAGGGCACACATCATCCGCCGCGCGAAGGCGCTGGGATCAACCGAACTTCTTCCGGAAGAATGGATAAAAGGGGACAGTAAAATGTCGAAGACCGTTGAACAACTTGAGACGGAACTGACCGCGCTCAAGGCCGAGAATGCCGTGCTCAAGACCGAGCGCGATACCGCGATTGCCAAGGCGGACAAGGCCAAGGCGGACTGCGACGCCGCGATGGAAGGTGAGGAAAAGGCCAAGAAGGCGCTGTCCGAAGCTACCGACGAAGTGATTAAGGTTGAAGACACCGAGGTTCGCAAGTCCGAGGTCGGCCCGGCCCAGTTCGCACTGACCAAGGCGCTGATCGACAAAGCCGACAAGGCCACCTTCGAAAAGCGGGCGCAGGATGAATTCCCGCATCTGGTCGGCACTTCTGCCGAAAAGGGTCTGGTGCTGAAGGCTATGGCAACCATGCCGGAAGCCGCTGCCACCGCGCTCAAGTCGATCATGACGGCCGCCGAGAAGATGACCTCCATCGGTTTTGGCAGGATCGGCACCGCCTATCCGGGCGAACAGAACATCGAGAAGGCGCAGGCCGAATCCGACTTCAACGGCAAGATCCAGGAAATCGCAAAGCGCGACAATATTCCGCTTTCGGCAGCCATGGGTAAAGCCCGTGCCGAATACCCGGCGGAATTCGCCAAGGCTTATCCCGCCGAGGCCGCGAACTAAGCGGCGCCCGGCTGAAAAGGAGCAACGGACATGGCAGTACAGAAAGTAGACGGCCTTTTCACCCAGACGGGTGTCAGTGCCAGCGATCTTCGCGATAAGGAATTCTATTTCGCGAAGCGGGACGCCAACGGCAAGTTCGATCTGGCAGGCGACGGCGACGCCGTGGTCGGCATAATCAGTGAAGGCCGCAACACCGGCTATCACACCAGCGTCAACACCAAGGGCAATCCGATCCTGAAGGTAAAGGCCGGCTCCGCGATCACTCGCGGCGATGCCGTCCAGTCCGATGGTTCGGGCACCGCCAAGACCGGTTCGACCAATTCCATCGGCACCGCGATCAATACCGTCGCGACAGGCGAATACGTCGAAATCGACACCGACGCGACCTGAACGGGCCGCTGAATTAATCCAAGGAATCAAGACGGGGGCAATGAGATGACGACCTGGGATCCTAACAACGCTCGCGCGGTCGGCAAGGTTTCCGACATGCAGGGTGAACAGCGCGCTGACGCGTATCTCACTAACTTTTCGGTGGCATACCGGCAGGAACAGCAGCATTTTGTTGGCGCGGCAGCAGCCACCAACATTCCGGTGCTGAACGAATCCGACAAGTACGCGGTCTACCCGCGCGGCTACTTCTGGCGCGATGAAGCGCAGGTTCGTCCGCTCGGTGGCCGGCCGGTACAGGTCGGTTACAAGGTGGAAAACGCCTCTTACCTCTGCGAGGAATGGGCGCTCGAACATACCATCGATGATCGCCAGCGCCGCAACAGCGCGCTGCCGTTCAACGTCGATCAGTCCGGCGTGATGCTGCTCGAATCGAAACAGATGATCCGCGAGGACCGTATCTGGGCCGAAAAGTTCTGGGGCACCGGCATCTGGACGCACGACTATCAGGGCGGCCAGCACTTCACGCCGTTCAATGATGCCGCCGGCACGCCGATCGAGACGGTCGATACCTACAAGACGGCGATGCTGCAATCGACCGGCAAGATGCCGAATACCATTGTAATGGGCGCCAACGTGCTGAACGCGCTGCGCAGCAATGCCGACATCCGCGATGTCATCAAGTATACGCAGCAGGGCGTGCCTGGCCTGGCAACGCTGGCAGCGCTGTTCGAGGTGCAGACGGTGCGGGTCGCCCGCGCGGTCTACAATGCGGCGAACGAAGGCGGCACCGACGACTTCGAGTTCATCGTCGATCCCAACGCGATGTGGCTGGGCTATATCGAGCCGACGCCGGCTCCCGATGCGCCTACTGCCATCGCGCGCTTTGCCTGGACCGGGCTTATCCCTGGCGCCACGGCACAGAACGGCGGCGTCATCACGCGTGGCCGCGATAATCGGGCCTACAGCGACTGGATTCACAGCCGCAACGCCTTCGATTACAAGCTGGTGAGTGCCGATCTGGGCATTTTCCTCGACAATGCGAACTCGCCGGATTCGAACTGATCGGGTCTGACGAAAAGCATTTGAACTGAGACGGATCGAAAAAGGGGATAGAGACATGGCTGCATATCATCCCGGAAAATTCGATCCGTCTCGCGAATTCGTGACGACCATCGCCTTTCGCTGCAA